TCTCTATATCTTGCTCCTCTAACTATATTTGCCTCACCTGGAACCAAAGCCCTCCAACCAATAGCAGTACCAACCTCAGCAAACTCCTCACCTTCAAGAACTGGGACATGTGTTATATTTCCATTAGCTTCACTCCATAACCAATGACCCTGAGTACCTCCTATATATGAAAATGGATATGATACTGCTTGACCATCTTGACTTATAAACCACCTCCAGTTGGTACCAACATCATTAGGATTTGTATCAAAACTCGGATTATTTATCATCTCATTTACATCAGTTACATTTTCATCATCTGCATCTGTGTAATTTTCCGAATTATATCCCCAACTACAATAACCATCAACATCTGGATGCCTACCAATAGTATCATCTTGACACCCATATATATACTCTATTGCTGGTGCTTGGCAATTTGCATGGTTATAAACATAACGAGCTGAGGTTAAACCTTGAATTCCATAAGTCGTTGCTATTATAGGAACCACAACAGATGGATATTCATTGGTGCCATTTAAATGACCTTCAGCAGCAGAAACACCAAAAGGATTATTTATACCATTGGCTGAACTAATTCCTGTCATCATGGTGTTCCTGGTACTAACCAACTCGCCAGTTCCTAAATCATACACATATTCATGTATTTGAGAAGTTGAAGTAGCATTATTAGGTTGGAATGGCTCTGCACCATATGCATGTATTCTACCTGCTTGAGAATTAATAAAATGCATTGGTCTTGTTAGTAATGTATTGCCATCGTGTCCAGATGCATATGTGTCCTGGATGTCTTCAAATGATCCAGAATCCCCTTTATACCACATAAGATGATATTTATCACTACCAGTCTTTCCACCCCAAACAATAGTACTCTCAGTATCTCCTGGTAAAATACGAGAATCTACACAGACATGGTCATCATTCCTGCTCCAATCATTCGCTTCACCAGCATCTGTTCCCTCATTTTCATAATCTTCAATAACCACCTCTGTCCAACTAGCATTCCATGCATCTGTATCAGCCCTGTAGGAAATCCTCCAAGATATATGTTTTGAGCCATAAAATATACCTATCCTCCATGCTCCACTATAATAAAATCTAAAGGATGTACAATTAAAACTTCTATACTGCTGAGAGCTAGTAGGTTCTTCAGATGATGCACCAGAGGCATCTGCAATTTCAAAAGGATTTCGCCATGTTCCAAACTTATCACCTACCGACACAGGACAAAAAGTATAAGCTCTACAATCGTCATTTGCAATAAAAATCCAGGGGAGTCCTGTATTATCAATTGTTAGACTAATTTTTCTTTTGTGATATTGCCCCTCAGTACCATTATCATCTAAGTATTGGTTTAACCATGAAGATGAAAAATTCTTATTATCAACAAAGACAAAAGTATCATTATCTGGATCTAATGTCCACTCTGAATATTTTAATCCACCACCTAGTTCATCATTAGAACCAAGAACACAAATGTTTGAGGTAGCCCTATCCATAACTTTAATATCTAACGATAAAGTATTTGCATTATCCCAACTCGAACAATTTGCAATATCTTGTTTGTCAACTTCATTCATCAACTGAAAACCTTGATTTTCATCATATGAGGGAGAATTTGGCCAATCTTGTGGAACATCTAAGTAATCATCCTGATGTCGCCATTCACCTTTATATTTATAAAGATAAAACTCACCATCTTTAGGAACTATAGTATACCAACTTAAAGACATATCTGCCTTACGAACTGCAAAAACTCTTCCATGGTTTGGAGCCTCTACTTGATATGTTCCAAAGCCTGGATCACCAAATTCTGCCCCATTGAATACATATCTACCAGCCATAGTTAAATTTGCTCCCTATAATCATCAGATAATCTTTCATTTAATGTTTTTAATGTTGTATGTGCTTTTGTATATGAAGTAATAGATCTTTCATATTTTTTATCTCTATGCCATAATTCTGCTTCAGCAATATCTAAAACTAACCTATGTAGACTTGTAGATAAAGGTATGCTTGATTGAATATTAGTATAATCTGTTAACTCAACAGGATCTACAATATATGTTATATGACAAAAGCCTGGAAAATTTCTAGCATTTGTAACTGAAAACAATAATTTTTTACCATAATGACATACCATTATTTCATGTATATCTGAAGATATATATTGGTTCTTATCTTGATCAATAAAGTCTGGCCCAACCATCTTACACATACCTCTCTGTGCAACATTAGATGCTGTTGGAACCTGCACTAAAGTTATCTTATTGCCATAAGGATAAATACCTTTTTCATGCAAGTCCACCTCTTCAATTCTAGATATCCAGGAAACTGAGGTACTTACATTGGTAGATTTTCTTTCTAATTCTTTTAAATAAGTTGCATCTAATATTGATGCTATGGTTCTCTGTGCTATTCCTATGGCATGACCCTTGTCTGTAGTTGAGAAAACAGTATTCCCCACATCCTCCAACTTTATGCTCAAAGCATTATACATTTGACCCAAGGTCATACATTCCCCTTTAATTCTATCTCCCCCTAGTTTCCCAGGGGGAGATTGTTATTTATTCTATAGCATTCCTTGCAATTGGATTGTAAGAGAAGTAGTACCACTACCTCCTATACAAAAACCCATTGATTGATGCTCTTCTCCTGCAGCCAATAAGTCAACTGTTCCATCTGCATGCCATACAACATGTAAACCATGTGTAACATCTGTACCACTATGAAGGGTTACAGCAGCAGATCCACTTACTTGAATCCAAGCATATAGAGTATCTGTTCCATCTGTATAAGCTGAAACATCTATAGTGGCTTGTGCTATTCCACAACAGTTAACACCTGTTGGTAAGTCAGCAGCACATTCATATGCAGTTCCACCAGAAATCAAACCAACTGGTTTCCCAGCTGCCCAATCTGCTGTTCCTGCTACATCAACCTGAACATACCTATAACCATTACCATCAGCATCAAAGGCAACTGCACCAAGATTGAATTTTCGTGATGTATCTACATTACTAAAACTCCCAGGCAGAATATTATTTAAACTATAACTCATTATCTACCTCCTTTTTAATAGCCAGTAGGTAAGCCAACAATACATCCTTGCATACGAGGGTTAGTACAAGTTAACTGACCCATCCAGAATATTTTGGCTACTCTAGCATCTTGGTTAATTGGTTTCATGAAATTCTCAAACGAGAAATTTCGTTTATTATGCACTTTGAAATCCAGATATTTTGTATTCAAAAATATCATGTGACCTGCAGGGCAATGACTATCTACCACCACAGATGCACCCTTGAACTTTAATGTCTGGAATCCTGCATCTGCCAAAACAGCATCACCTTCAAACCTTTTGGAAGGCTGTAATGCAGTTTCATAGCAATCAAAGATCACCTGGGGTACGACAATCAAGTCTGGAGAATCATTGTCAATTGTTAATGCACCATACATCTGTGTCATTTTTTTGATAATGTTAGCTACACCATTAACAGTAGCAGTTGCTGCTGTAAAAGATGCTGCTGTTGCTTGACCATGTACATTACTAGCATCTACTGCAAGAGAGGCAAATCTTGAATCCCACCATGTGTAAGTATCAGAATTGATACCACCTAGGCTTCTGTTATAACCTACGATACAGTTATCTAGATTACCTCCTGCATGATGTGTACTAGAATCGTGTTGTACTGCATCTATCAAAGCAAGTGGATCATCACTTGCAGCTGCATCACAATCTATAGCATTGCCAACTGCTGATCCAACTAATGATGTAATCTCATTAGAACCTGGAGCAGCATTCTGAAACAATTTCGTTCCAAACAAATCTTTCAAAGATTTCTCTGCATTTTTCATTTTGGATTTTAATAGTGAAAGCACTTGGCTGTCACCACTATTTTTTAATTCTTCTTCACCACTTATTGTTATAGTAGAGAATGCCTGTTTCCAGTTCCATTCTGCTGCAGTAATTGGATCAGAAGGTGTTGTATCAAGTACATCATACCCAGAATAAAAACCTTGTGCAGTATTTTTTCCATATTCAATCGGAGTAATAATCTTTTTACCACCATCTAACTTTTCAGCATTTGCTAATAACTTTAAAGTTAATGGGTTGGAGTTAAAAATATTATCGACCAATACTGGAAGGAATTTATCACGAGTCAAAGCACTCAATGAATCATAATTAAGGGCCATCACGACCTCCTTATTTGTTTAGTCATTATTAAAATACTTAGAAATATCAGGATCATCTATACTCATGTCTTTGTAATTCGAGTAGGCTTTAGGAGCATTCTGCTCTGGGCCTCCTGCTTCACGAGTACCAACAATTACCCCCTGATTTTTCTCTTTGTTTCCTTGAAGTTTCTCAAGATGGTTCTTTTGTTCCATAAGACTATCCCATGTATATAACATGAAACCTGTAGTTAAATCAGAAACTTGATTTTCAACACAAAATTCCAAAAAATTCAATTCATCTTGTTCTGTTTCAAAGATTTCCTTATTATCTTGGACTAATGTATCCATGTCATTTTCTAACTCTTTCACTACTTCAGCAGATTGAAGTTCAGCCACCTTTTCATCCAATTCATCTAACCTTGGATCGGATGGTTGATTTTCAGTAGGTTCTTGCATACCATCATTAGATGACATGGGATCGTTAATACCAATCCCTTCAGCTTCACCATTTAGATTTAATTTTGCAAGTTCTTCTGGATTATCATAGAAGAAATCACCCATGTAATCTCTAAACTTCTCATCACCATTAATCTTATCGATCAAGTTGTTCCATTGCGATAGCTCTTGTGCTTTTTGAGTATTTGATTTTTGCCATGCTTCTTTATTATTAGAATCATTCATCCATTGTTGGATCTGCTCGGCTGAATAGGTTTCCCCATCCACCTCAATGTCATACTCATCCAGGTTGATACCATCATCTTCTGATGCCTTTTCTACCAGAGCATCTTCTGGTGCATTATTAGACTCTGCCGAATTTACTTCTTGCGAAGGCTCTGCAGGTTCCTCTGCTTGTTGTGGCTGTGTAGCCTCTTCAGGCTCAGATAAACTGGCCTTTTCTTCTTCTGATATTTCTATATCATTATATTGGTTTACCATTTAGACTCTCCTTATTGGGTTGGTCTGTTGAAATTAATTTACTTGGTGCATCCTTGCTCTTGCTCTTATTACAGTATCAGATTTTTGCTCCTCTTTTTTCACTGGAGCTACCAATTTAACATCATCTTTTTTCTCTGGAGTTTTTTGCTCTTGAGTTTTTTTCTCTGGAGCTTTTTTCTCTACAGGCTTTTTCTCATCTAGTTTATTGATGGGAGTTTTATCATCTTTCTTTTTCTCTTCTTTTTTCTCTTCTTGTTTTACCTTTTCCTCATATGCCTCATAAGGTTTTCCACCATAATCAAATAGCTTTTTACCAGAATCCCAAGCATATTTCGCAGCCTCATCTACTGTCCATTTCTGTCCAGTTCTAGGGTTCACAGAGAAATCTCGCCCTGCACCACCGATTATCTTATCTTTAATAAAGCCCAATGGTATGCCCATACTTTTGTAGTGAGCTATTGTTTTATATAGCTGTTTTTTTCCACCTGCCGATTTCTTTTTCTTTCTAGCAAGTAGGTTTGTTGGTTTAAATTCCATCATTACCTTTCTCTGCTATTTTATTTAGCAGTGCTTGTTTTGTCATTTCGATTATCTTTGGATCACTGCTCTGCTTGGCAGATGCAATACACTCCTTGGTTACTCCAGGATATCCATTAATGGTACACCACTTATGCAGTGAAAATATCCCTCTTTTTGATGCCTTTGATTTAGATACACCAAAATCTTGACCTTCTAATTCATTCCTACTTCCTGGCATTAGGATCCTCCATGGGTGGCTGATTCATACCCTGTGCTTCCCTTTGCCTTAGCAATGCATCCTCTATTTCCCTAGGATCTGTGGAGCCAGATAGCACTTCTTGATCCCTCTCCATGGCATCTTGTTGCATTTGCTTTTCTTCCATGATTTCATTCAATATTTCCCTAGACATATCCCTATCATGCCATTTCCAGAATTTCTCTGGATCCAATAATCCCATTTGCATGTAATCCAATGCTTGATCAATTCTTTGTGCTCTTGACTCTGGCATTGTTGATCCTGGAACATATTTAAAATCTAAGTCTGGATCTATGTCATATGGGGCTATTTCTATAAATTCATATCCACCAGTTTCAGCCTCTTTTCTAACTCTTATACTGTCTTCATAATTAGAATGCATCATATATAATGTTATCTTGTATAGATCTACTATCGCATCTGTACCAATATCTCTTTCCTTTGCTCTAATAATTTGCTGAGATGCTTCTTGTAATTGGGCTATTGCTCTGGATGCAGTTACTCCTGAAGGATTTCTACCTTGAGTAATGTCATGTATTCCAGATATTGAATCTGTTAATTTCATTAATTGTTCTACTATTGGAAGGTTCGCAGGTGATGGTGCTCCTGCAGGAATTCTCTGTGCCATCTCATGTGGCCCAGATGTCCAAAATACTTGACCTGGCTTATCACTAGGTCTATTCCCTTGATTTTTAGCCATCGACTTACTCATGATCCAAGCTGGATTGCCATGGTATATCATGTTATCAATTGATTGTGATAGCATTATGGCAGTTCCAACTGTTAATGGTTCAATTATTTCAGGTTCACCCTTGCCCCAAAAATGATGCTCATCTCCATAGTTTTGGAACATTACTATAGGACAAAAGTCAAATGGTGACTTAACATGTTGAAGTAATACTTTACCAGACCATGTAGTGATCCACCACTCACCTTTATATAGATGCCATGCCTCTTTCAATAAAGCCTGTCCACCCATATATTCGCCAGAGGCTTCTTCTTCATATGCAGGAGATTGCTCAATATAATCAGTTCTCGCCTCTCCACTCGCACTCGTACCATCTGGGTATGTAAGATTACCAACACCACCAGGAGCACCTGTTGATACTTGGGCAGCATCACCATCTGCAGTACCTCTAACAAATGATTTATATTCATCCAACTTTCCTTCGGATTTTACATACTTTCCATTTTCATATAAATCTCTTATCTCTTGTACATATGTTGGAGTAGCAAAGGTTACACATTTTGCATTATTTAAATTGGTTGCTAAAGGATCCACGAATACTGTATAAATGTCTGGAACAGAATAATTAATCCTGCCTCCCTCCATTGACATCTTAACAAAACCATTACCATATATTAATCCATCCCTTTTCATACCACTTATGGCCCTTAATGCTTTTCTTTTTTTCATCTCAGACTCTATGGCATCTTGTGATACTTGTGCTATCTCAACTTGGTCTTCGGATTTAGGCATTAAATCAACCTTGGGAAATCTATCTGTTAATATGGAATACATTGTTTCAACAATCGAATGACAAGAATTAGCAATTATTCTGGACTTATATTTTGGTAACTTGAAAGGCTTAAAATAATCTCCATTATATAGTTCCTCATTCCTTCTCCACCTAGGAACCTTATGAGCTCTAGATCTCTTAGACTCATCAAACATTTTAGATAGATATTTTAGAATTCTTCTATCCTTTTCTGTTGGAGCATATCCATCAGTATACTTCTCTAATGGGCTGTCCACCTGTATAGCATCATATGAATCAGGCATCGTTTAAATCCTTTACTGTAGTGGGTCTAACATGTAAACCCTTGTTCTTTTTATAGTCTTTTGAAAACTTCAACCTTCTTGTTTTAAGAGCTTTAAAAGCATCTTTGCCATACTTTCTCAATCCAAGGAAATTCTTCAAACCACCATGTTTTATTACCTTTTTACTCACCTGAATCGTCTATAGTATAGTCTTCACCTGTATCGCCTTGGTTCTGATTTCCATGGTTGAAAACTCTTTTCTTTAGCCTCATCTTAGTATTACTTTTTCTCTTTTTCTTTTTTGGTCTTCCTTTTTGACTACCATATGTTCCTGGGCCTGTAGGCATAATATCTCCTTATATTCCTGTATACATTTATATATCCTTGCTTTCAAAATTATATGACCAACCATCAGGGTCATCCTCTGGCATAATAAGCAATTCTTCTATCTTTTGCTGTAGTATGGGAGGCTTGGGATCCTTCTTTGCTGGAGCAGATACATGACTCAACATATACCTACAACTATCCACTGCATGATCCTCTAATTCTGTATCTATGTCTTCTGGGTGTTTCTCATCCCTTACCATGTTAGGCAGGGTTCTGATCAAGTTCTTACAAGTACCTTTTATTATATAAAAATGAGGTCTTTGAGTACTACTCCAATGCATTAATTGAGCCATGTTTCTCCAACCATTTACTCTGCTGTTGTTAGCAGGAACCAATGATTCAAGGTATGGACTCATCGCATCAGCTATGCTTTTATCTGTGTACATGGCTCTGTCTGGACTATTCCAGGATAATGGATTCTTTGCCCACATTGATGGATCAGCTAATGTCATTGATATATCTGTATTTGTCTTCTGATTAACTTTCCATATAAGCTCTGCCCATTCTTTTGGGTGCTTCTCAGTACCATATAATTCCCTATACACAAACACCCTGTTGCCTGTAGTAACTTGACACCATAATGCACAAAATGGTGCTGCGAATCCCCAGTCTATACCCATATAATGTTTATTTAATGAGTCATTATAACCTATCTTGGTGGCCTCTTCCTCTGATATAACATGTACATCTGGATGCCACTCTGTAAAATATTGTCCAGCGAATACATCCCAATCACCCTTCCTCCATGCAGAACGAAGTGGCTCTGGGAGAGATTCCAGGAATGCCACATACTCTGGATCTTGTTCAAGCAATGCAGGATTATCTTCTACAGTGGCAGGTATGAACATCCTTAGCCTACCACTCACTGAATCTTTAAATGCTTTCATTGGCTTGTGGCCATTTATAAATCTTTGTTTTACCCACTGATGTCCTTTACCACCTGGATTACATGTAAGAAATACTTTCGGATCTAATCCTGGAACAGTTGACCTACAGCTAGATATTAACTTTAAATAACTCTCTTCTGATGGGATCTGAGTCAGCTCCTCAATGAGTATCCTGTGATATTCGTGACCTTGATATTTCGTATATGCCTGTTCATCCTTCAAATGTCCTGACCTTATGATTGCACCAGATGGAAATTTTATCGTAGCAGGTTTACCTGTAATGGTTGCATGTGGGTACATTATTCTAGCTCGATCCATCCAATCATGTAAGTCCTCAGCATTCCTTCTAATTACTAATCCTCTATATAATGGGTTCTCTGTGTCTTTTAGCATCCAAACCAATCCTGCATCTGTCTTACCACCACCTCTGGCACCACCATACATCGTTTCATATACATCACTTACCTGCAATGCAGTTGTTTGTGGTCCAGGATGTGGTTGCCATATATAATTCATTCTTTATCAGATTCCTTTTGCTCTGGAATAACAACATAACCCTTATCAACTCCAGAGATCTCAAGTTCTTGGGATTTTAATGTTGGTACTATTTTGTCAGCAATTAACTTAGCACAGGACATGGCATCCTTATGTTCTTCATCAGATCCCAATGTGTTTGCTATTGAAAAAATTCTATTTAAAATACCTTCTGCTTTTGGATTGTGTCTGAACTTCTCAGCATTACTCATTCCTTTAGATGGTCTTCCTGCAGGGTTACCACTGCTACCAGGTGTAAACTTACCTTTATCATCCCTGTTATCCATCCTGTTCTCTCCTCAAGCTCATCAGGTCAAACCTTTTGTACCATATTTTCTTTCTAATACCTTCTTTATTTTCTTGACATACTTCTTACTACCTGCAATTTTTGAGCCTTCTACGATACCCCTATTAAAGCCTAAATCATAAGCCTCGCCCAACCCTTTTTGTACTATCTTATTTATTTTAGGTATGGATCTTATTGTCCACATTATTATTCTATCTATTTTGCTTGGTATCATTTTTTTTACCTAAGGTATGGTATGGAAAGGGTTTATGTAGCATTATTCTAGTTCCTTAAAGTCATCAAGATTGGGTTCTCTATTATCATCATCATCTGGATCATCGAAATCTACACCTTCATATTGATGTAATAAATCTTCTGCATTTTGAAAATCATATAAACCATCTGATAATGGAATATCTTGGCTTGATGTCGTAGAATCCCAATCAGTTGGAGATGGGGATAAAACTAATTGTACTGCTTTCTCGTATGCTGATGATCCTAAACGATGAGATATTGATGTGATTACTGCACCTAAAAGAGTGCCAATTGTGAAAGAAATTACTATTTCCATGATTACATTATATAACGATAAATGAAAATAAACTTTGGTATTTATAATAATATTATTAAATTAATGCTGATTTTTGACATAGAAAATAACAACGAAAACAAAAACAAGGAGAGTACTACAATGAAAAATAATAAAGAGAAGTTTGTAAAAAATAACCTCAAAGCTCGTGAAATAATCCTAGATAGTCCATTAAAAGTTAAAGCAGTTAAAACCTTCAGAGGTCGTGATGGAGAAGGGTTTAATTGTAATATTTATTGGGATGGTAAAAGGATTGGAGTTGCAGATGATATGGCTAATGGTGGTGAATTGCATCTTGAGTTTTGGAAAAATCTTCCATTTGAACCATTAGTAGAACTAAGAAATAGTGTACCAAAGGGAAGTTGGTATTGGAGAAAAAGAGAGGGTGAGGGTGTTGATTGGAATATAAGTGGAATTATTCATTATCTTGTTGAGGATTTTTTAGATAGAAAAGAGTTAAAAAAGATGTTGAAAAATGTTACTATTTATGATCCTAAAAAAAATACTTTAGCCTCTTGGAAAGTTCCTTCAGAGAATTTATTTTCTAAAAAATATAATTTCAAAGAAGAAAAAGGAATCAATTTATGGGATTACATTGAAAAATATCATAAAAGCTATGTTGTGCTAAATGGGTTAACTATGGATGATGCGATGAAATATTGGAATTTAGCATATTTTAATTCTGAGGTGTAACCTTAATGTAAAATGAAAAGAACCCCCTTAATTGGGGGTTTTTTTTACCCTAAAATAATCTTCAATGCTCTATCTAATGTATAATAATTATATTCTTCTAACCTTATTGTAACCTTATGTGAATTTAATACATCCTTGTGAGGCATAAATGCTACCCTTCTAAGTGGTAAACAAGAAAATGCATATAATTCAAATTCTTCCAATGCATATGATATTGCTTTGTTCCCTATCTTTCTCTTTATCTGATAAGTGAAACTTTGTAGTTCTTTAGTATCTGTAGGCTTTACAGTTGTTTTTACTTGGGTTCTGATTAAGTTGCTTGATGTGTCAATAATTATATCGTACTTACATTGATCGCTTGTTAGGTGGGCATTATAACCTGCCAAATAGATCTCAAACATTGCAAGATGTTCACCTGCACTACCTATCTCTATGCTTGTCTTTATAGATGGCATTTTTAATGGTTTCCTCTGATGTATGATAGTGGCTGGAGATTATCTCAATCTTCCACTTATATGATTTTTCAGTATAGGACAAACCTTCCCAAAATGCCTTTATTTCTGCATCTCTTATTGTAGAATCTATATTATTTAATAGCCTACTTGTATTCAGATAATTGCACTTTAAGTCTATTATATAGCTCCTCTCTTTGGAACAATTTGTTTAACCCTACCTCATTAGCAAGTTTCCTGCCTTCCTGCTCAAGGGTGACAATAATATCTTTACCATGTTTTAGCTTTAAATAATTTTGATATTGTGAAACAAAACCACCATGAAAATCCTTTAAATGACATCTAGAACATTGCAGATTGCAATTCCTTAAATCCCATCTAGTGCTTATATGGGAACGAGATATATAATGTGAAACTTGAAGTGTTTCATTGCAACCACAAGTAACACATCGTACATCCCTAGAAACAACAATCTGCCTAACAATGTTATCTAGCCTTCTTGTTATTGATTTAAGAGTAGGCTTTGGCACTATTTCTGCATTATTAAAGGCTTACCATCTGGAAACAATTCATCATCTGGAACTGGATCTGCCTCTGCTAATGCTATTTCAAGCAAACTTTCCTTAATATTATCAGCTATCCATACATCATCCAAATACTTGGTTTCACCATTTTTTTCATACTTTTTAGATGATGCACCTATAAAAAAGCCTTTTTCACCTTGTATTAATTTAAACCCTTTGATCTCAAATGCTTTGGGAATTATATTACCATTAACTGCCAGGTCAACCTCAATATCAAAAAAAGCCTTTACTTTGCTACCAGGTTGCTGATTAGGTATGTATTTTATTATTTTCACTACTCTCTCCTTTTTTTTTATTTTCTATAAAGTCTTCTGCTACTAATATCATCTCATGCCTATCTAGTTTGTCTTTATATACATGATTAATGAATTCTATCAATAATGCTAACCCCATATGTCCTCCACTGCAATTTCCCAATATTCTTTATTGTTTTCTGGATACTTATTTATTTTATAGCCACCATGTGATATTAAATTATCTAAAGCAGAATATGATATCTGCTTGGATGATTGTAAAGATGTTGAATATATAAAAAAGATTAAGTTCATATTTGGTATTATGTTATTCCAAAAACCATAACAATCAAAATCTTTTACCTTCATCCTAAGTACTTGATGACACCCTTTTACTTCAACAAAATAAGATCTAGGTATTTTGTCTACCAATATATAATCTGGAGTTTTTTGGATCCATATTGGGATACTATTAAACTCTTTTGCTGAAATTAATCCACCTTGATCTATTCCATACCTGAAATAGGTATAACCTTTTTTCCTATAAAATTCCTCTGATTTAGGTTCTGCTATAGGATTGTTATATCTAGTCTGAAAGTCAGCCTGATGGTTTGCCATGGGAATTCCTTAGTCTATGTTCTAATTCATTAATCCTGTGTTGTTTACTTGCTAGTTCTTTAGACATCTCATCATATTGATATTGGAGCCTTTTATTCTCAGTTTTAAGTTCATCAATATCAGCCATGAGCTCTTCAGTTGATAGTTCCATTACCACTCCTTTCTATATGATTATGAGGAAATAATTTATCACCGCAGCACCTGCTATCTTGGAATATTTCAAACTCTGTATAAAAATCACTCTTACCACATTTACCACACCACCCTATTGGAAAACCTGCACTATCCCTCTTAAATTGAGTTAAATGTATTTTATTTGCTTTTTTGTTATTCCACTTCTGCACTCTAGCCATCCATGTTTTAACTCTTTTCTTTTCATCAAAGAACTCTTCTTTTTCTCTGCGAAACTTATTTCCACTTGAATTTAATTCGCACCAGTATTCTAAAAACTTTTCCTGCTCTTCTACAGGCATCTCGGCATCTTTAAAGGCCTCTATCATTGAGCTTTTAAAATGTAAAATACGAAGTCCTACATGTGTTTTATTATTATTTTTATTATTATTATTCTGTTTATACATATGTATATTGTTACTTTGACCATTTGTATAAAGTAGGTTTGTACATATCTTTATCCTTCTATGCTTAGATTGTGGATTGTTGATTTTAATATAATTTTTCTTAACTAATCCATTTATGATTCTTGATATGCTAACTTTGCCAACACCTAATAATTCTGAAAAATAATGATTATTTGCATAACAATGTTCTTCACCATTATCTAGTGCTAGAATTTTAGAATACATTATCTTCTCTCTAAAAGTAAGATTAGGATCTTTTAAAACATTTTCTGGAATTAATACCCAAGGGTTATTTATTTTCATATAGTTGCTCTCCTATTGCTTTAACTACAGGCACTGATACTGCATTGCCTAGTTGTTTATATCGTTGTGTATCTGATTGTCCTTCTGTCCATCCATCAGGGAATCCTTGTAATCTTTCACATTCAGTTGGGGTTAATCTACGAATCCTAGATGAAGTAGTCGCCAATGCTCTCATTTTATTACCTCTAGTTCCATGGCCTTTATAATAATTAGCATCTAATGCAGTTGTGTTGCCATTTTCATCTAAACTAGGATTTTCTATCATAGTGGTTTTTCCATGGTTATTTCTTACTGTAGGTGCAATTCCATTAGGATCATGTACATTATGACATTCGTGACCACCATCACCTTTTAAGTTCCCTATTATTTTAATATAATTTGCAGAGGATTGATTTGTACAACCTTTTCCTGTAGATAAAGTATTAAATTCATCAGTTTTAATTCTATGTTCTACATTATCAGTTCTATGTGATTTAGAATAAGCCATAACTTCATATAATCCTGTTTTAGCACCCATACCACCACCATCTTTAATTGTTCTAGCATTACCACCTGTATCATAAACCCTAGTAGCCTCTGAATCTTCACCTATTGTTCCGATTTGTTTGAGTCCTGTTCCTTCTTGTGCATGCTGTTCACCCTCAATAATGTACGATCCATCCCCTGTGGCCTCGTATCTTGCTTTAATGGTGTTTGTATATTGTCCTTGTAACTCAGTAACCTTTTCATAACCTTGTCCGAGAGGAAATACTTTTGGTCTACATTCTCCTCTAAAATGTCCGACAATGTATATTCTTTCCCTATTCTGTGGGCAGGAGAAGTTGCGAGTATTAAGTAATTCGCACTCAATGGTATAATCAAGGTCGGTAAGAATTCCATGGATTGTAGCAAAGGCTGAGTGATCTCCTGCACTATATAAGCCTTTAACATTTTCGAGTATAAAGTTTTTGATGGGGTTTCCAATTTCAATGTAATGTCTGAGAATCCTTGCGATTTCAAAAAAGAGAGTACCTCTAGTGTCATTAAAGGATCCTCGTTTTCCTGCAATTGAGAAACTTTGACATGGAAATCCTCCACAAATGAGGTCAATGTGTTTTGGTAATCTGTCAGATCGAATAGAGGTAATATCTCCGAGCCATTCTGCATCTGGAAATCTCCTTTCATATTGTTTAACTGCATGTTTATCTATTTCAGAATAATATACTTTATCAAACTTTATCCCTGCCTGGGTCAAACCAAGATGAAAACCACCTATACCACTAAAAAGGTCAAGGAGTATCATTTAACAGACTTTTTAATGCTTTTCGATGCCTGATCTTGTGTTGTCGGTTTAGCCTTTGGTTTAGGTTGTTTGACCTCTTCTTTTTCAATCTGTGGTTTTTCATCTGTTCCCCTTATGTGAAAATCTTTACTATTAACTGTTACTTTTTTTGCTACTACTGTCATGTTTGGAACTATCTCGCTAAAGTCATCAGCTTGAATTATTATTTTATATGTAATGTCTTTACCAACAATGTCAGTTGGTACAATTTGAATCTTTAAATGTGGTAGCATTACATTAGTATGTACTTCACTTCTCATTATTTATTTCCTTTTTTTTGTTTGATGTTATTAAAAGTTGAGCAGGTGATTGTGTGGACTTTCTTGGTTTTTTATCATATGCTATTGATTGTAGGTCATTCAAAGAAATGCACCTGCTCATAAATATTATAGGGGTCAGAACATTAATCTCTGCAAAGATTATCACCCTTGGTCAGATATAACCATAGCTCTAACCCCCAATGTCATATACTTAAATCCTTGATTACATCTAAACTAAATTCATTAATATAATCAATTTTTAATTTAGGGCCATAAACACCATTAGTATCTTTACAATACCTTTGAAACAACTTAAATGCACAAAACCAATCCTTCGGTGAGTATTCAAACTCATGCAGATATTTTGTTGATTTAGCAGGTAGCTGACCCCTAAAGGTCTTCTTGCACCAAACTATACCCAACCTATCTATCTTCCTATCGTGAGTTGAATCCCAAAGCATTTTATATGCAGATAATTGCAAACCCATTTCAGGGTCTAGTTGTTGAGAGGTTTTATAATCACAAAGCCATAAATCACCATCTATTTCAGCCACAAGATCTACTGTACCTGCAAAACCATACCTAAGAGAATCATCCCTCATTTCTTCTGATGCAAGTAATTGTTCTTGTGCAAAAGGTTTTGGATTATATTTTTTCCAAAAACACATAAATGATATTAATGCTTTTTGAGCCTCGTGATCATTATCCAATGTGATAGATTCACCATTAAGTATTTTATCTATACTTTCGTGAACCAAGGATCCTACCCTCAAGGCCTCTCCTTTTTTATCGTATAACAACCTAGGGTCGCCACCTGCTTGTTTTACCATAAATTCCATTAGCCAATGAGGGCATTTGAATCCTTGCAGTACTGTTGTTACTGATGGAACATCATATCCTGCAACTGAGTACCACCTTCCATTCCTTGTTTTTTCAATCAATTGTGGTTTAGAATTCATATTCATCACCACCCTTTTGATTTTCTATTGTTTTTCTCCTATGCAGTTCTTTATTTGCAATATCAAGCCATTTAGCAACCTTTGGACTTGGATCCTTTTGACCCACCAACCAACTTAAATAATCTAATGGAACATCTTTTAAAAGTTTATCGGAATGTTTACCGAAATCCAATAATGTTTCCATAGTAGGCTCTTCAGAGGCAGAAGGGGAATTAGTGACCTCACCACTAGAACCCCTTCCAATCGCCTCATTCTCGGAGAGCACCGAGTCTTCTTTCATATATTTATTTCCATCAAATGTACCCATAAAAACATCTGCATTAAAACCAAGCTCACTTAATCCCTTAGTTATAGCATCAGTTCTAACACTTTTATAGCAATCGGGTTTTGATGGTATGTCAGAGGCTATCTCTATCTGACCTTTAGTTCCTTCCCATACATACCATAATTTAGCAGTGAAATATAGGTGGGAGAATTCTTGATTGTGGACATAGGTAGATTCTGTAGTACCCCAACCAATTCCCATAGGGCCAAACATTTCAGTGGCTCTTTTTCTTTGATACTGAGCATCTATTGCAGTTAGCTTGGCACCATATTGTAGTTTGTGGGTGAATTTTGCATCTGTAGATTCAACTTGATCCCAGAGGCCTAGGTTTTTATTACTCATTGTACTCTCCTTTTGTTATTTTCTGAAAAATCTTCCTGGGAAATATAAATAAAAACATTGATTTGCAGCAACAATTTTAAATAGAGGAGGGATTACAATGTCTAGAATAATCCCCCCTCTCATCATCGTTACTAAGAGAATTATTTGTCTGTCTTCAAACCTCTAATTATTCCATGAACTGCAGCTCCAATTGTGTTCTCCAGCACATCAATAAACCATGGCTCAATCTTACTATTCCAAATCTCTTTTACAGGGGATCTCCTGGAGGCCATTCCTAAAGTAATAACCCTTCCTGCCCTGTAACACATTTTTTCAACGAACTCATAAATGTCTTCATTTGGTAAAAATCTTAATATGGTTAAGGTGACTCCTGCACCACCAACACCACCTAGCCAATCTAAATTACTTGTAATCCATTCCATTATTTTTTCCCCTTATATTTTAAATGTTTTTTATAGTCTTTTATGGGTTTATCACAATCTGCACATGTGACAAATTCCCTTGGTTCATGAGATATTTCCTCTAACTTGGAAACTCTCTCCTTTAACTCTGCAACCCCTATGTCAGCAGGGTTTGGTTTTTCCATGTAATCTAATAATTTATTTAATTTGAATTGTTTTAGAAGAAGTTTTAATACTTTTTCTACCACTAACTTTTCTACTAGACCCATGATCTATATCTCCATATTTTTTTATTATATATTTTCGTAAACGATCAATAATTTTCATCATCTTTAAATTTGTGCTTTAAACCATTACCACTCAACTTTTTTATTATATTTACCAATTCCCTATAACTAGCCTTTAGCTCCCTTAACTCTAATTGAGTTTTCTTGATCGCATCTATCAGTTTAACTACTATCAATCTTGTTTGTTCTGAATCATTTATTAAACCATTAAATTTATGGTGCAGGTCTTTTGTTAGATCGTTTTGAATATACTTGTTTTGTTTCCATATGAAAAATCCAAAAGCACAGGCAACAGTGACAGGGATCCCAAACTTCTCAATTATGCTAAGCATTTCCATTTAATCAGTATTGGCTTTTAAATAATGATCCACTGTACCTTTTCCACCCTCAGTATTATATACCCTCTTCCAGTATTTAGCTCTTTCTTCCATGGTTTTAGGGATTGGTTCTTTATCCCTTCTGTACTTGATTCGGCAAAAAAAGACCTGTATGGCTATATTTGTTTTAAGGCTGTACTCTGCATCATCTGAAATAAAACCTAAGCTAGACAATGCTTCTTGGAGCCATGGTCTATATTTTATATAATTATCTAAACAATCATATAAGGTCGCAGGTTCGCATTGGAAGAATCCTAAAGCTGGGCCATCACCACTTTGCTCTAAAGCTCTATATCCAGATTCAGCACAACCTGTTTCATAAATTAAATCTAATGCCTCTCTAGAATTTAATTCTTCTACCTTTTCTAGAGTTTCCTGTATTATTTTTTTTATTGTCTTTTTCATCTTCATCCTTTTTTGGTGGTTTGGAGGGGCTATAAAAACGACTAGGCATCTTCATTCCTTTTTTCATATGTTTCTTATATGCCTTTACTTTGTCATATATCCCTCTTGCTTTCTGCTGATTTTTTTCAAATGCCAACATGGCATCATTGAATTGTTTTGCATTTATAACTTCAAACTCATATGCCCATTCAAGATTCCTGTAAAATCTTTCCTGCTGAACATCATCATAAACATATTTTCTAGAATCTTTTAATATTATAGAATAAGTTTTTTTAGCCTGGAATCCATTGTCACCTTTTTTAAAAGCATTGACAATAGGTATTTTTCTTGTTTCTGGGAACCTTCCATTGATGGCTAATTCTGTGGTGGTAGATAAAGTATTACTTAAAAATCTTACAGTTCCTCCACCATATGAATCTACTAAATGTTCCAATAATTCTGGGTTAGTATCAATAGTCCATGGTTTTTTTGTTTCCTTTTCCAAATCTCCACCTGTTAATTTGAAAAACCAATTGGTTACTTTTTGTTCCCAACCACCTTCCATTGATGGCCATGCTTTCTTTTGGTTTACTACAGATGCCTGGAATGGATAATCATCTCTATAAATACTTGTTCCCATAAAATTAACATTATCCTTATATTGGATTAATGGTCTAGAAAATGTTGGCCAAGGAAGGTGAGATAATGTTCCTGATTGAATAGGATTAAAAGCATTATTAATCCCTTCTAAATTCCTTGCTAAAGCCTCTCCTAATGGAAGATCTCCAACCATAAGCTCTTCTGCTGTTTGCCCCATTACCTTAAACATATTATAGCCATATGGAACCCTTATGGTATATTTTTGACAATTAGGTGTAACTATTACCCAATTATTATCCTTTTCAAAAGATGAAGTTCTTTCCCATACATCTGGGCACATTATTCTATTTATATAGCTTTGAAGGAAAGCCATACCTGCTACCCCACCAACAATAGCTCTAGTCCTTCTACTTGTAGCTATGGATGAAAGGATCCTTGTACTGCCTTGTATCCCAGCATTACTAAATATCCATATTGAATTAATGATAGATCCCCACTCACCTTTTTTATTAAAGTTAACTGTTAAATTTTTTGCAAATTGTGCTGATCTTCTTTTAGAAATACCAGAGTTTACCATATTAACATATGCAGACAATCTTACACCCATCTCAACAGCCTCATTCATATCTCTAATTAATTTTAAAAACAATCTGCCTCTCTTCCAAAAAGCATTTTCCTTAACTGCTGCTAATCGACTATTTAATTCTTCTAATTTTTCTTCTGTAGACTTAGTATCAAACCAACCAACCCTTCCACCAGTAGCCTTGAAATCTGCATAAGCATCAGACCAAGCATTACCCTTACCATCCCTAACTTCTTTTAATACCCCTTGCATTGCAGGAACAATATCTTTTATGACTTGTGCAGAAAGCTCTGCCTCTTGTTCTCCAAATAAATGTATACCTGCTGTTTGAAGATCTCTAAAGAAATTAGTTAAAATAAATTTAGGGTTATACATGGTGTTTACTGCTCTAAAATAATTAGCAAATGTTTGAAGGAACTTAAATGATCTACCAGTACCCATCTTCTTAATACCCCTTAACAAAGCCTCATCATTTATGGTAATGATTTTATGCTTTCCATCTATTATTGCTGATACTTGATTGTCCTGTAGCAAGTCTGGTCTAAAATATTCTATCTCACCATCTTGATTATATTGAGGTTTATATTTTCTACCTTTTGCCTCCCAACCATCCCAGGGGTTATTTTGTGCAAGATTATACAATGAGGTGGTTACTTTATTTTTTTCAACTCTTATAAGAGCCTCTTCCATGTCAATAAGTGATTGTATAAAGGGATTATCTGCTCTACTGCCTCTGCCCCAAGCCCTTCTAATATCCTTACCACCAACACTCCAACCCTTACCAACCATTGGTCTTGAAACTTTACCTTTTTTGCCTTTTAATGGAACATAATTTGAATATAATTGACCACTAGAAAATAGATTGTACTGATCCTCATTTATAAGGCCACCCTCATACAACACATCTAACCTGCCTTGTATTATAGATTCTCTAAATTCTTTTTCATATTTCCATATAGGATGTTTCTTTTTATATTTTTTAATAATTTTATTTGCATCTGCATTCGACATTCCAGAGCCATCACCCTCAAAGTCTGGATTGTTCTCTATTATTTTACTATTTCTTTCTTTAGCATGAAGGGCATATAATAAATCACCAAAATCCTCAACAGAGATATTATCTTTATCCATCCTATTAACAAAAGCAGTATCATCACCTACAATGGAATCTCTGAATCTATCTATTTTTTCTGCAGCTGAACCTATAAATAGCTCTGCCTTTAAATATACATCATCTTCTTCTGAAATATCACCAATAACATCCTGGATGAGATTTAACCTATTCATTGAGTCTTGCAGTTTCCTTTGAAGGTATGCTCTTGAGGTTTCCTCTGGCACCTCTAATTTATCTTTCTCTGCCTCAGTAACTCTGAATGATGGCTGACCCTCTAATACTGAATTTACCATTTCATCTGTAATAGGTATTGCATCAAAATCTTCTGACCATAATAAATCTTCCTCAAGAGCTGTTTCAATAGATATATTCTCACCTATATCATACTCTGCTAATTGTTTACCCCCTGTTACTGCAGTAATCATTGGGATTTTAGTGATATTTGAATTCCACTTTTTAATATATTTTTTTATACTTGGAATGGCTTGATCATATATAAACTGGAAATGGCGACCACCAATATTAAAATCTAACTCACCTTCAGATTCCAATGGAGAAACAAATTCATCAGAAATTGGTGTTTTATCCCACGAATTCCTTATTTCATCAGCCATCTCTTTACCTAGATAAGAATTTAATGACACCTTCCTGCTCCCTATTACAGTTTGACCATATAATGGAATAACAAGTCCACCATATGGTTCAGGATTTCGTTGCCCATCATCTCGAATAAATGTTGTCACAGTTACCCTAGGAGTTACATTTGGGCCTGTTGCTTGTTTCACCCATCTGACCTTCCATGCCTTATGATCAAATCGATTTTGCCATCGCTGATACTGTACTGCACTAGGAGTCCATGAAATATAATCATGATTATTATCTACTGCCCACCTTATAAGCCTTTTCATAAAAAATTTAATCCAGGCTGTTTTTTTATAAGGAGCTTCTGGTATTATGGTTGCTTGTTTGGTTCTAAACTCTGCAATCTCTCTAATGGTGTTTCCTAAATCCAATACATGGTCTTCTAACTCTTGACTCCACCCATCACCTTCCACCCAATCACCTTGTCCTGGTGCTCCACGAGCAGGTAGAGTAGAGGGGTGGAGTCTAGGCCTAGGAAGAATGTTTCCATCATTAATTCTAGAGCCAATTACTTGTACCCAAAGAGAAGTCAAATTAGTTTCAGAGGATTGTGCCCTTTCTTCAAAAAGACCTACCATATGTATAAGTTCATTGGTAGGGATATCTCCAGCAAATACAGCTCTAGCATCCTTACCCCATTGACCATCAATATCATGCTTTTCTACTGCCTCTGTTAACATTCTTACAATGTTATTTTTTAATCGACTCCTTGTATTTTCCAATGTTTCGATTTCTCCTGCATTGGCAGATTCAGCTTTTTTACCATAACCCTTGGAGCTTCCTTGTTGGTGCCAGTCAGATTGCATTTCATCAATAAACAAAACCTTCTTACCATCTTTAGTAAACCTAGTACCGAACCTTACATGTCCAAGCAGATTAGGTGTATCGTAATGAATACTATTCGGTGTAAATTCTCCATCACCTTCTAAAATAAATAATAGTTCTCTATATTCTTTTGTGGTTCGATAAGTATGTCTTCCATGTGGTTTATAAATATGATCACCCCATCTCGCCTCACCATGAACACCTTCTTCGAGAAGAACATCATCTATAGGCCCAACTCTCATTTGTGCCCCTGGCCCTAAAATCCTCTCCTTAATCACAATCCTATTCTGTTTCATCCATAAAAGAAGATCTTCTATATGCACCTTCTCCTCTGGCTTATATTTACTAACCAACCCATCAATGTCCATCCAATCAAGTTCTTCTTTATTTGCTCCCATTTGTAGCAGAACATTTCTCAAAGATCTTGATTTTATGCCATTAGGATATTTATGTTTATTTTGATTTACTGAAGATATAGAATTAGAATAAAATCCTTTTACTTCGGATGAATCTACAATTCTATAAGATGTGTCTAAATCTATTTCATTTCTTTGTGCTTCTTGGATCCCTTGCTCAAGCCTTTGCTCAAATTCCTTCCGAATAACATTGTCCAACCTCGTTTGTATATCGGATCCGAATCTTTCACTAAGCCTTTGAATGTAACTTTCGCCATTATTATTTTCCTTCCAATTGTTCTTTGAGGCAATAGAGTTAAGCCTAATATACGAATAATCTAACTTAATATCAATGCCTTTTATTTTTATGTGATTTTCTAATAAATCTTTTAGAAGTTGTTGATTAGTAGTGATAAATTTATCGAAAAACTTATTTTTTGCATCTACTGTTGTGATGTTTTTAGGTTTACCAGTATTAAGTACCACAACCATTGATGGTACAGATCCTCCATCCTCCAACTCAACCTCACCTGCTGTATATCCTGTAACCATGTCTGGATTATATTCTCTAAGCATTCTATATATATCATCAACAATAGAGCTATTATCTAAACCCTTACCATATATTTGTACACCTAAACCATCTCCATTTTGAATGGGTTTGAATGTCATTACCTCTGTTTGTTGAGCAACATACCCCACTACATCCATGGCATCTTGCATCGTTTCTGGAGTAGATATCATTCTTAAAGATGTGCTTGGTGCTTGAGGGTAATCTAAATAACCACCAGAGCCTTGTATTAAAAACCCTTTTGCTCCTGTAATATCAAGAATGGCATCTGAAAGAAATTGAGATACCTTATTAGATATGTGATGTAATTGTGTATATCCAAAATCTTCTATCTGCTTATACTTTTCTGCATATGGTGATCCTTCGCCAAAAAATATGGATTCAAATAAAACATCTGAAGTATTATAAACTATTGCATCTTGAGCTGTTTCGCCTTCTTCACCTAATGCATTTGTAATGCTTGTCCACCCCACTGCTTGTACTTGAGCAGGTGTCCAACCACCACCATTATATCCCTGTTCATTTAAATAATTAGCAACCTCATTAAAGAAATGAGATGCCTCTTCATATTGTGCCTCAGATGGATTCTCACCTGGTACATCTGCCTTTGTCTTTACATCAAATTCAGAGAGTAATTTATTAGATAATACTGGGGTTAAATAACCTCTATCTCTATATGTATGCCTATCAACAACTGCTGGGTGACCACCCTGCATACTGTTACCCATATACCTTCTTGTTATGGTTTCTAATGCAGAATCAACGAAGTCTAATAATTTAGCACCCATTCCAGATGGAACCTCTTTTCCTTCAAAAACATCTCTCATTATCCTGTCACTTAAACCTGCAATCTTAGGCTGACCTTTCTTTGGCCCAGATCTAAATTTAATTTTACTATTAGATTTTATTTCCTCTGCTACCTGCAATGCATTTCTTAGTCCTTGTGATGGACTTTTTTGTTTTTGTGATAAGAGCCATGTTACCATATATTTAACACCATCCTGCTCACCAAATGCATTTTTAAATATTCCATAAATCTCACCATACCACTCTCTAGCTTTTTTGATTTTACTTTGTGTGAGATTGGCCTTTACATCAGACAACCAATCCTCTGGAGTTTTATTTCCTACAGTTATCTGCTTACCTTTCTTATTTTTAAATACTTGCTTTTTATTTTTAGGTTTAGCTCCTTTAGTTTTTTGTAATGATCTAGTTCTGATCCTACTTTTTACTTCATCCTTATTAGGTTCTGGAAGTTTATCATAGGTGACTTTTTCATTAATATCATATCTCTTAAAATTATTAACATTAACTGTTTTACTAGGCAGTGCATAGCCATCAGCAGTAATTGGAACAGAATAGTTAACCTTATAATGCAATGGAGTTACTTTGGTTATGGTGGGCTTCCAATCTTTATAGTTACTATCTAATCCAAGTTTCCAATCATTAAATATTTTTTTGCTTATGGGCTTTTTAAGTTTAACATCAGCAACTATATTTTCACTTGGTAGCTCAACATCTTTCTGCTTTTCTTTCTTTTTAGCTTTAGGAGGTGCAGGAGGTTCAAGAGTAACAATGTTAATATCTTCAATCTCTGCATCCGATAGATTGTCAACAGTATCAACATTTATTTCATTCTCAACCTCTTCTTTTGAAGGTGCTTCACCATCTCCCTCAGCCTTCTCTACTAACCTATATGATTCATCATCCTTTTTGGTTTTTTTAGGTTGAGGGGCATTTGGATCGTTACTTTTCTGCCATGCTTTGAAGTAGGGAGAATAATTCCAAACATATCCATCCTGCTCTAATTCAGGTTTACCAGGTGGATGTTTTTGATCTTTGGCATATTTAAATTCACCTTTGGTTCTTCCTTTTTTTGGTTCTTCTATTCTATAAGATTCATCCTTTTCAGGTTCTACTTGTAATACCTCCACAGGGGGCTCTTCTTGAGGTTCTTCAACATCTTCCTTTTTATCTTCTGGAGGTGCTGTAGCATGGATAGGTGACCATTTCTTACCCATACCAGCCTCATCCCACATCTTTAATATTTTAGGATCTACCTTTGGTTTTGTGCCTTTTATCTTATTATATATATTGGATAATGATCTCGCAGCTATTCTCAATATTTTATCAATACTTGTTTCTCCATATAGCTTATTATTAACAAAATGCTCAACACCCAATTGCTCGAAAAACTCTTGAGGTGATCTAGTATCACCAGATGCCTCATAATATTCTTTAAATATCTTTCCAGAAGATGTGTTTCTAAATGTTTTAGTCTTTGGATCCCATAAGTTATTTTTAAAATAAGAACCATAAAATTCCTCTACTACAGCCTCTGGTGTAACACCACCCTTTTCAGATTGAAATAATGAAATTAAAACTTTAACTTTGTCATCAATAGAAACATACTCTGTCTTACCCTCTGCAAACACCTTATCTAGATCAATCCTCTTGCCTTCTTTTTTCAAAAGATCATCAAAATCAAGTCCTTGGTTTTCAAAATATTCCCTTGATAATTCTAAAATAGAATCCTTTATATCTAAAATATTAGACTCATCAAACTTTTTAGGATCTTTAAGTACAAAATATCTCAACAACTCTTCTGCATCACCCTTTATCTCACCTGCTTCAGATGCTCTATTTATCTCTTTCCAAGCATTACTATCTTTAACCTTGTTATATAATCTTCTTTGATAGGAAAATTCTTGAGCTGTCATACCTGCAGGGAGTACACCAAAAGAAACCAATTCCACTAACCACTGCTCTTTGTCTGGCCATATAGTAGTATCTAATCCTTTAATCCCCATCTCATCAGCAACTGCCCTAAGTATACCACCAAATCTTTCTTCGCCAATTTCCTCCCAATAACCATTCCAACCACCTCTTTCTAATACTTTTTTATAAAATTCTGCCTGTTTATTTTTTGGGATTTTTCCTTTAGATTTTTTTGTGAATGCTTTGAATAGTGCATTATTAGCTAAAACACTCTCACCATTTGGGCCATATTTTTTCGCTAATTTTTTAAATGGACTTAAAATACCTTTAAATGCTGACCTTAATAAACCTCCTGAATATTCTGATATTACTTCAATTCTATTATCCCATAATGCAGATTCTTTAGCATCATCCTGGCTCAACCCTGCCTCCATTGCACCATAATATTCTTCACCATATTCATTCTTAATACGACCCATTGTAGGGATCATTCTATCATAAACATCATCCTTAGCACCTGCAATCTTTTTTGAAATTTTAGGAGCAACAACTGCTTTTGTTCGAGTTAAACCCTCTATGGCTATAGCCCTTGGGATTACTTTCTCGCCAACAGTTTTAATAGATTGTTGTTTAATAAGTTTTTTAGAAAATGCTTGATTAACTGCTTTAGCTAGTTTATCTTTACCCTCTTTTGTTGCTAAATTTTTTGTTAAGTCCTTTGAAATTTTCTTAACAATTTGTACTGATCCTTTATAAAACAATTGTCCAATACCCAAGGTTGCTGCCATCTCTCCCATAAATGGAATCATATTGAACACTGTATCTGCTATTTTTCCTCCTGTCGTGGAATCTCCATAAATCAACTCCATCAAAACTTCTTTTTCTTCCTCTGTCAATTCTTCTTCTGGATCTTCACCTTTTTCTAATGACTCATTAATTCGTTCTACTTTTTTTGTTAAATCCCAAAGTCCATATATTTGGTAACCATCTACAACATCATGCACAAAAGGTAATAATTTTCTTGGATCAGTTGTATAATCCTTTATAACATCAAAAAAGTCTTTTTGATATTTTAAACTTAGTTCCTCATTTTCTCTTTCTATTATATACTGTCTATATTCCTCTGTGCTTGGTAATGTAAAATTCATTTGAGGATCAAAAGCTACAACACCTTGGGATTCTAAGGCCTCTATCTTTTTCCATAATGCCTTCTTTTCTTCAAGGCTCATTTCTAATTTGTTTTGATTGTAAAAGTTTGCATAAGACTCAATGATGTCTTTATCTTTTATAATTTCATGATCATGTCCAAGCTGTGCCATTTCTTTGGATGCAGGTCTAGCAACATATGCATTAAACTGGGTTAATGTATTTTCTCCTGCCGATGTATCTGTTTCATAATCAAATCCTGCTGTATTACCTGTAAATGAAAATGAAAAATCTTTATAAGTACTATCATTAGGCTCTACATAAATATTCTGAGTATCTTCATATGGAAGGTTAGGTGTAAACTGCTCACCTCTAATAGATTGGGTAAAATCTTGTAATTTATAACCTCTAATTTTCGCTTTATTTTCAAACTCCCCCCTCTTTCGATCCCACTTCTCTTTATCTTCAATGGTTGCCTTTTTATTTGTTTTGGTATCTATTAAGCCACCATCTTTTTCCATATATCTATTTGGATGCAAATCGGTCTTATATTTAGATGGCCATTTACCTTCTTCATCTGGCTTTCCTCCACCCATCCAAGCTGATTTATAATTATAATAATGAAGTGGATTATCAGGATCCTTAATGCCATATAACTCTAGAAATTGCTTATAAGATAGTCTATCTCTATTTAAGGTGGCTCCTAGACTTGTTGTTTCAGCCATTAATTAGTTACCTTTCTTATTATTAACGAGTGGGGAAGGTTTGTCATATTGATTGTATTTACCCATTATAAAATTATTATTACCTTGATCCTGAGCAGGATATTTTGTATTTAAATATTCTTTAATATTAGGATGAAATTCATTACCTAACCCTTGTCTTTCTTTCATATAGTCTTGCAGAATACCATGGCCATGTTGTTGGTCTAAATTATCTTGCATTTGTCGTTGCAATAACTCTAATCTTTTGTCTGATTGTAATTTTTTTATGATTTCTGCCTCTGGAACATCAAGACCTTCATAAATAGAGAAAAGTTCATCCAATCTTTTGTTAAATTTACTCTCTGATTTTTCAAATTTTCCATACAATTCTATAGGATTACTTTTAGGTTTTTTATCAGCCTTCATTTCACCAGATAACCATTCTGGTTTTAAATTATTAAACCCTGAAAGATAGGCTCGTAAACTATCTGCATCTTCTGAATTTAAATCAGCATCTTTGCCATGGATCCTCAAAATAGACATTATTTTTTTATCCATTTCAGACATTTTTCCATCCTTGGATTTTTTATCCCACTTAAAGTCTGGTGCAGATAGCCTCTTCATTATTGCTATCTTAGCCATTTCCACTTGCTCTGGAGTTAAATTCTTTTTTGCCATTTTTATTTCCTATATTTAATTTATGTCCTTGATGGGTATTTAGTTTTAAGTCCACTATCAGGAGGAACTGTAAGATTTTACAGGTGTTCCTTCTGGTGATGGGAATTGTACATTGTGTTTGCTTATCCAATTATAAAACTGCATTACTGTTGTAGGATCCATATTGCCAACAAAACTATTCAGCATGTCTTGGTTACCTAAAGTCTGCATAAAATCATCTGGATTACCAATGTTTGCAAACTGACCGAAATTAGTTGCCTGGTATTGTCCTATGCCACCCATAACATTTGATATTGTATCTCCAATAGCACTCCATTGCTGTTGCTGGTTCTCTCCCTTCCTTGCATAATAATCAGCTTGAATATTTCCTCTTTGTTGGTGATATTTTGCCCCTATCTGCCTTAAATAATCAGCTCTTTTTAATTGATACTGATCTAATGAACTTTGGGCTTGTAACTTTGTTTGTTCATTTGCCATTGCTATTTTTCTAGCCTGTTCAGACACCATTCTCATTGTATCAGTATCTGTTTTCCTTCTTATCTCATCAGCAACAATAGATCCTTCCATACCTCTCATTATCATTTGACCTTGCTGTTGATTTTGAACTTGCCTTGCTTGTGACCAAGCACCTCTACTTAAATCTGATTGTAATTGTGGAACATCCATGGAACCCTGTTGTGCTCTCTGTCGCATTCTTTGAGCATATTGTAATTCTTCTGGGGTTCTTACTTTTGCTGCCTCATAAGAGGCTTTATTAGCCTGTAATTGTGCTCTTCTTCTATTCCTATTTGCTTTTCTTTTTTGAGCACCTCCTATAAGAGTTCCTATACCTTTGACCACTGCACCTGCTGCCAACCATGGAAAGGCTTCCTTTAATCCTGTTTCAGGGTTAACACTTAGTTCTCCACCTCTATATCCTTCTAATAATTTTTCCTCATCCTTATTAACATGCACTAATTCAGTATCCCCATACCTCCCTTTGGATGCTAATTTTTTCATATAGTTTTTAGGGAGTTTTATTGTTTTTCCCATTAAATTTCCTCCTTAATATTATATATTAAATCTTTATCAGCAGATTCAACTCTAATAGTTTCAACTGCCTGTGACCATAGTGAAGTATATTCCCTAAACATATCTGGATTAGATTTGGAACTCACCTGTGCTATTGCATAAAAACATAGGTCTGTATGAAATGGTGCTGGGATCTGTGGCCCAACCTCATTAGGTTCAGCAATTGCATAATACCACATCCTAAATCCAACTGGCTGGAATGGAGGTATTTTATCAAAATAAATTCTTACATTTGGCAAAGTACTTACTACATTAGAGGTTAAATAATATTTTTCTGGGGTTCCAAATTCGGAGCTATTATAATTATCTAACAATAATTCCTCTTCATTGATCCTTTTTAATTTATGTCCTTTATAAAATATTGCCTTCATCTCTTTAAAATTATTAGCACTTGATCCTGTTAGGTCATACCAATATTCTCCTTCATAAGGAACAAAAGAAATATTAGATTCTATTATGTTTACTTTCCTTGTTAGCTCGGCTTCAGCCTCTTGTAAAAATAACCTTAATGCTCTTCTACTGCCATCTACATACACCTGGCACCTATCTACCAATTTATCCCAATTATAATTATTTATCATCTTTCTCCTTCATTGTTTACCAAGTTGATACTGCAACTCTTTTCCATGTACTTGTTGCAACACATATATATAAAAATCCAGATGCATATGCTAATTGACCTGCCTTCCCTGGAGAGCCTGTTACTGCTGGAACATTTACCCATTCTAATTTATTTACAATGCTTAATTCTATAGGTTGCACTTTCTCTTCCAAGCTCTTAATCTTCAGTTCGTTATTCTCAATATTCCTTTGAGCTGTCCTCATACCCTTCTCTACGATTCCATCTTGTGGTTTGGTTCTTCCTCCTGCCATTAATCGACCTCTAATGATATTTTTTTAATAGAAACTGGAAATGTACTTGGATCAGACGATAATTCTATCTGTACAAACTTAGCCCTAATACCAACCCTTACATGTGCAGTTTTTGATATATCTGGAGCAAGAATTGAATAATACACTTCAGAAACTACTTTATCCCTAGATCCATCAAAAATTGTTTCAAAGGCTGGAGTTAAATTACCATCAACATACAATTTCAATCTTATGTAATCAACTGAAGAATACAATAAGCTAATTCTTCTAATGGTTGATGTATTCTCTAAATCTCCAATCTGAACCCAACCAGTCTTTCTAGAAAAACCAACATTCTCTCTTGCAGAATTTATTAGATTAGGATTATCCTGAGGGGTTTCACCATAAAGTATATCTGAACTCAATGCAGTACCAGGCTCTAATTCATATATTTTTGAATTATAAGAGGATCCATCTAATTCTGTTGAAAGTAAATATGGAGCATTTAATTCATCTATGGCCATTGCTGATGGTATGATACTATGAGATCCTGTAATAAGACCAGTAGATGAAAATTTAGCTGTAGACCCTAATGGTATCTTTGACCATGCTATTGATTCTGGGAAGGTGGTTAAAGATAATTTTAAAATAAATGAATTACTATCACCACCAAGAGATACATATAGATCATTTTTATTAGGGGCAAACATAGCCTCTGTATCAGATGTATGATATTGTATATAAATATCTTTTATTTGTTCTGATAATTTTCTAGCTTGAAAATTTGAATCTAGTAAATAAAATGCTTCTTTACCTGCAAAAAACACTCCACCCTCAAAAGGAACTATTGATTTGGGTGCATTGCATCCAATGTTTTTTTCTGATTCTATTAAGCTCCAAGATCTTGGGTCTGCCTTTGGAATATCTAATCTAAAGATACCATTGGTCATAAAGACAGCAAGGTCACCAACAAGCTCTGCTAACCCTGTTATATCTCCACCTTGAACATCTTCTATTGCAATGTAATTACTAATAGGTAAAACATCAGGTTTATTAAGTTCAGAGAACATCACCCAATCAGTATGGTCTTCACTTTTTTGCAGATCTGGGCCAAGACGAACACCTGCAACAAACAATCTACCTGCCATATATTTTGAGTAAGTATAATTAACTTGAATTGATGAGGAGGACTCATAAGGGTGGGTGGTTTTGTTTGGTAATCCCCAATCAGTATATGTTAATGTTATTTGGTTGTTACTCTCTGTCCAACCTCTCTGATCTATGGTTGACTCAATCGTACCATTGGCAGCAGTACTAGTAGATCCATCCCATTGGAATGTAGATGATGGAAGTTGAATTAAATTATTATAACTCTTTTCAGCAACCACATACTCAGTGACCTCACCAGTAGCTTGAGTTTGAGTAGTTTTTATGGTAGCCCCTCGAAAAGTTTCATTAAAAAATGTAGAATCTGGTATGGCTGTTAACTTAGATCCAATAAAAGATTTAGAATTTTCAGCATCAACCTTTGCAAATACTATTTTCTGCCAATGAACTCTCAACTTGCCTAAAGATGCTGTTAGTGAAGTACCATTAGATTCTCCAACAAAACCTGCCCAGAACTGATGACTAGCTGTAGATGATGCTGTATATGTAGTAGTGAATTGCAAATATCTATCATTCGCATCATTACCATGCAAGGAATCTTTAAAACTCCTTGGAACCCTCTTAACTCTAAGGACTTCCTTCCAATGCGAAACATCTGTAAAATCTGTTGAATAGGTTGATTCACAAACCACGAAATCCATGTTAAACATATTGAAAATTTTATCGGTATTAGATATATTATTTAAATGGGTATCTAGATGTGGTCTAAAGTACATTCTAAATGATAATAGATATTTTTGAGTATCTGCTAAAGATAATGTGAACTTAACCCCATTCTCACCCCTTTCGTATAATCTTTTAGTTGTGTCTTGGGTATAAGTTTGTTCCACTCCAGGGTTCGCATTTGTTGCTGCATCAGCAACATCATCCACCCATGTCACTCCAGTATTCCAATTACCTGTTAATAATTTTCCAGAATCATGTGCATTAGAACCATCTCTAAAGAGTAAAAATCCTGTTGCATCATAATGTATAAAATAAGAGGATCTTGATTCATTCCAATCATTCCAGGTTGGGCTCGAATTAAGTAAAACATGGTTTTCTTCTGATACTCTGATAGATCCAGAAGATGCTGAAATGGTTGTTGCTGATTCCAGCCTTAGATAACTACCTCCACCTCCACCTGTACTATCCATCTCAGCAAAAATAGAATCAATAGAGTCAGATCTACATAGACTATGTTCATCTTCATTAACAACATTAAAAGCACCACTTCCACCTAGATATCCAAAAGAATTATACCCCTTCAACATTAAGAGAACATGCCCCTCAGTACCAGAATATGCATCTTGTGTCCAACTATTTGCACCATTACTAAAATACCTACCAGTGGCTGATTCCCAAGATTGTGCTGCAGTTCCAAAACTAGATCTTGTATCAATTGAATCTATTTTATAATAAACACTATTCTCTGCAAATGAAGTATCTTGGATGGCTCTATATATATTAATATGGGTTATCCGAGGGTTCCAATCTGATAGGTTAAATTTTAATGTTAACTCTGCTCTAGCAGGGTTTGAACCTGCAGAATCTGCAACTGAAGTATTGGCCTCTGAAACAAAATCATTAGGAAATAATGATTCCTGGATCCCATCATAAACAGGCACAAACTTATAAAAAGCATACTTACCATTCATGAATGTACCATTACCACCACCAGAGGCAAATAAACTAGAAGATCTTTTTCCTGGGGTTAGTTTGGCTGGTTCAGGTGTTACCTCATCACCATGGAACGAGTTAAATTGATATAAATATGAATCACCTGTTGTGCCAAAAAAATTACGATTAATATGTTGATAAATTATAGGTCTATTCTCAATACCAGTTGCAATTCTTATTCTATCAGAGATATTAGAAAAATTAACATCATCCTTAACTGTAGATAGCTGTACTATTGTATTGGCTGTAAGCTCAGTGCCTGTATTTATTATCTCAAATAGGTTGCTTAAAGTATTTGCAAAAGGAGCTAATGAAACAGATGCTTTTATTCTATAATAACCAGATGCTATGGTATTAGAAACTGTCCATACATAACTACCATCATTGTCTGTATTTTGTACTATTGGCTCCCCTATTGAAAGACCTTGTGGTGTTACTAACTCTAAATTTATGATCTCATTTACATCTGAATATGTTGGATGAATTGCAAATAAATCAGTAGTACCATAAACATATTCGTTTTGTTCGTAATAAACCCTAATCTCGCAATCTGCTGGAAGACTAACAAGAGAGCCTAAGCTATTAGGTACGACCCATGAATAGGAGCCTTGGTTTGTAGAGTCTGTTAATGTAACACCAGTGGCAATAGGTGCTAAAAGTTGGTTATTATTCCATAATTCTATTCTAAATGTATCTTCTACCTCTGGCTCTGGGTCATACTCACAACTATTATCATCAAAGTTGGCAGCAGGGTTAAAATTGTTAGCATTTGGATCAGTGCAACCAAAAACTGTTGCATTTGGGTCTGGGTTAAACCAATAGCAAGAGCCATCATCTACATTTGCATCAGGGTTAAAATTAAGGGCATCAGGATCAGTACAGCCAAAAACATCTGGTGGTGGAACATAGTTTTCTAAATTAAAACCATAAGAGGAAACAGTAGGATTAACCGAAGGAGAAATCTGATTATTGAGGTCTGGCCCAAATATATATTGAACAGTGCAGGGAGTTGCAGTATCACCACCAATAAACTCAATAGGGCATTGGCTCGTTACAAAATTATCATAAGGCTCAGTTGTTTTCCATACACCATTACCACCACCTGTAGGATGATACATGGCAAATATAATAACCACCATAAACCTACTGTTATCTAAGGCTTGAATATCATCTATTTTTTGTTTAAAACCAGCCCAATCCATTGGATTATAACCAGAGCCAAAGTTGCCTGGCACATCACTTGTTATAGTTTGATCTGGGAACCTTTCTTCGTTCACAGTGACCGAACCCCAATTAGGATCATCAAACAGTGAATTTAAAGGCCCTGCACCATTATCTGGATCCATGGAATCATATAGGAGAATTTTCAGTTGGCCTTGGTCAAATTTATATAAAGACAATGACCACCTTATTTGACCAACTTCTGGATCTGAAAATCTAGAGGTAGACCTTTTTGCTCCTGTTTTACGAGTTACACTTTGAATTATTTTAGACATTGCCTAATTTGTATCCCATGTAATTGTTAATTCTTCACCAACTGTCACAACCTGGCCCACATTTGGAGATTGTAATGTTATGCTAGTAATTGTATCATTACCTGTAGTTACTTCATAGTTCACAGGGTCTATTTCATTCCAAAGTACACTTAAATTCCTTACACCAGAATCTAAAGAGTCATATTCCCATAAATTAGCAGAGCCTGGGGCTATCATTGTAGACATTACCAATAATTTAGAATTATTAAACCAAGGAGCAGCACCACCACCACCAGCATTGTCAAATGGGGTAGATCTACTTATAACAGGCATTGGAGTGATATAATCAGTATTCGCTGTACCTACTGTTAATACTTGTTGCCAAGCAGCAATATCGATTGATAAATTTTCTGCATTTACCACTTTCATTTGAATTGTTGAACAAGGGTTTCCTGCATGGGCTGAATTACCATAATCCAATACAACATCATCATTAATTGTACCAACCCCATGGTCAGCACAAAATAAAAATAAATTATTATTAGTTGGATCACCCATGATATTAGGATACCCTCTATTAGTTCCATCTACAAAATGGGATGTACTCCAACTTCCATCAAGACGAACACCATATCTAATATTATGTTTAGCAGTTGTTGATGCAAATACAACAGTACTAGTATTTTGACCTGTTGCAAAATATGTGTTTACATTCATTTGATGAGATAATCCATCTGATTCAGTTACCACTGCAGCTGGACTACCAAAACCCTCACCACCACCTGCAGTAGGTGCTGCTGCAACTGACCTTTCTATTGTATACCATTTATTATCAGATCCATTATTATAAAACAATCCTATATATGGAGTTCCACTAGTTTTACCTGAATATAACTTTGCCTGGGAATCATTGTGTAACATCTCTTGGTCAGTACCCCCACCTGCTTTTACATCGAAACCATTATCATCAACTAATTTCATATAATTCGCAATTGATGAAGATCCTGCATTTTCCTCCCATGTTTGGTAGTCTTCTGATGTAGAACAATTAGCATATACATCTATATTAGTACCATCTGAATACATGAAACTTATCCAAACTCTTGGCCAGGTTGTAGTTGTAGAATGAGCAGGTTCTAAGGCCATTGACAATCTTTCTGCTTGATTAGGCCAATTTGTATCACTAGTCATATCAGCACCATTAGAACTACTATCTGGATCAACATTGTCATGTATATTAACAAAATTTGAATGCACGACAAGTTTTGGAGCACCACCACCAGTCCAATTATCATTGGATGGATCAAAAGTATAATTAGCATAATGACAACCATCATTAGTAGGTCTTCCCATATGTATCTGGCCAATATGTAATATATTATTCGTATCATCCCATTTGAGTAGTAATCTGTGGGTTTCTTTTTGACCTAACATTTCAGATGATGAACTAGTAACAGGATTATTAACTAAACCCTGTGATACTGGTTCCCAGGATGTATCTTCATTAGGCATACCAACCTTTGTAAGACCATCCCATTGATATAAATGCCAATCATAATTAGCACCATCACCCTGCCTAGCCATATACCAACGACCATCACCACCATTTGCTGAACTAACCCAAAACAAGTGGTCTTGATTGAAGGGGGTGAAGTTTGTTCCCCATAGATTAAATCCTGCTGTAGCCCAATTTTCACTGGATCTTCTACCATGTATCATTTTATTACCCTTCCATTATTTTTATTTTGCCTGAATTTTTATCATACACAATCCAAGCTCTATTATTTAATAAATTATTCTCTACCCAATAAAATAGTTTAGATACTCTCATGTTTGTTAGCTTCTCAGAATCAACATGTTCCTGTAAGCATTCTCGCTTTTTTTCAACTCCATGAGAATCAAGCTCTATATTATCATAAACAGTATTAACAGATTCACCATTTGAATATGGATCTGAATAAGTATCTAACCCTAACCCTATATGTAATTCTTTAATCACCCTCACCTCCTATCTCATAATTTTGGTTTAATGCATCTAGTATTCCTGTACATATACTTAAAGCATTTTCTGCTCGGTCTTTTTTATTATCCATTAACCATAAGATATATTCAGCATAACAAACTATAGCATGGTGTAGAGCTGGATTTAACTCTGTATTGATTTCATCATTTATTTCTTGAGGGTTCTTTAAATAGAACACATCTATTGATTCACTAGCAGGTACTGTATTAAGCATGTCTTCGTCTATATATACTAAAGGCTTTTGACCTCTTTCTGGGAGATAATATGATGATGTTAATTTTCTCATTTCATCTGAAGGTAGCATACTGCACCAATCATTGGCAGTATGATCATAAACTTTATATATTTTACCTCTAAATGGATGTATGTTTGCATTTGTAAAAGATATTTTACCATTATATAAAGGAATGCCATATTTTACTTTCTCCAATTCCTTTAAATAGCCATCATGAACCATTGATGCAACATAGAATTGAGCATCGTTAAGAGCATTGATTTTTACTGTCAAATCCCATATATGATGCTCATCATCATTTAATCTTAATAATAATTTAGTTAATATGTGTTCACCAGGCTGAGGATCATCACCAAGACCAGTATCATCATCTTGTTCTGTATACTCACAAGTACCATCATCTACAGTTGCATTAGGATTATAATTAAGGGCAGAAAAGTCAGTGCATCCTGAAACTGGAGTATCATCATCTCCTCCACCTTCACCTGGCCCATCATCATCATCTGAGCCATCATCATTGCTTGAATAATAACAAGTGCCATCATTCTCTGTAGCATTAGGATTAAAGTTTATGGCTGAAGGGTCAGTACACCCAGGAACAGGATCATTTCCAGGTTCATCATTAACCCCCCAAGAAGTACCATAAAAGCACGATGATTCTGCTGTTGCCTTATGATCTTTATTTGATGCAGAAAAACCACCTGAAGTAACCTTTCTAAAACTAACATTATCTACAGTATAATAAAATTGATTACCACTATCATAACCTGGATAATCTTCTGATGGTAATTCAGACCCTGCTTGAATTTTTATATGGTCTATCTGAAAATCAATTGATCTAGCTGGAATAAAGGCTTCATAAGTTTGTTCTGAAGTACCAGGCTCAACTGTAAATTCATAACTGTCACTATTCGTATTGCTATACCAAACGATAAATCTAATTTTATTTTGATAAGGGGTATAACCACTGGAGTGAGTATGCATGTATATGTCTGCTGATAATTTATATCCAAAATTTGCCTCTAACATTCCAAAGGGTGTTTTTTTCCTTATATAAACATTGTCAATCCTAACATGTAAGTTGGATCTATTTCCACCCTTATGTCTTCCTTCTTCTATGTTATATGGTAATAGCCATAGCCTACAATCATCAGCACTTTGCTGCCAAAAAAATTCTTCAGTATGCCCAAAACTAGTACCCACTGGCCATTGCCCCAAATCATTATTTCCAACCATTACCATAAGCCTGAAATTTGCTTCATCTGTTGGCTCATATGGCATAACATCCATACCAACCCTAATAGTTTGACCAGGGGTTATACCAGGAATAATTCTTGATGCTAATGTGTCATTAGTAATCCCATCAGTTCTTGCTCTTAATACATTTTCATCTGTATCAACCATCCACCCCTCACCACCAACATCCCCATCATTTGTTGGAATGGCTGTTTCTACACCACCATCTGCATCTGTACTCTGAATCCAATCACCTGCATCAGTAAAAGTATCAGTAGCAACATCTGTCCATCCATCAAGTTTTATTGTTGCCTTTTCATGATAATTTGTTGCATTGGAAGGTGGGGTCATGGTTATCCTTAGCTTCCCTAAAACAAGTGATGATGTTGCAGTACCACCATCACCAACAGAATAAATTGACCAATTATGAGGGCCAGAAAAAACCCTATCATTAGCATTAGAAATCAATTCAGTACCGAGCCCTAAAGTGCATAACAAAGGTTTAACTGATACTGAATTTATAGATCCATCAAAATCGTTAGTTGGCCTAAGTAATATGATGCATGTTTTATCAAACAATGAATCGTCTGTTGCCTTCGCTATTACTGTTTGTGTAAATGTGCCTGTATGGTTAGTTTCTCCATGTAACTCTACACTATTACCAATTTGAACAGATATTGAACCTGCAGTTCTATTAGAAATATTTACAACAACTCTATATCTTGCTCCTCTAACTATATTTGCCTCACCTGGAACCAAAGCCCTCCAACCAATAGCAGTACCAACCTCAGCAAACTCCTCACCTTCAAGA